CAGTGAAGGAAATCCAGTTGCCACCAGTTGCCTGTGTGGTTTCAAGGCGCAGAAGTTCAGAACCGTTAGTGGAACCGCCAGCACCTTTGGCATGAAGTAAGGCGCTAACGCTCGAAGTCCCTATGCCTAAACGCTTTTGGTCATCAATACGCAAGGCTTCGCCGCCCTTTACTGACAGTGCAAGCGTGTCCGCTGCAGGCGCCCATAGCCCTGTATTCGGGTCACCAACAGGCGTCAGCCCAGGCAGTGCTTCAGTGCCCGCCGAGATGTTGACTACATCGCCAGCAGTCTTAGGCGACAGCGTGGTGCCGGTGCGGGCCCACTTATCGGCTGCCGCAACAAAAGCAGTCGTTGCGATCTGCGTTGTATTCGTACCTGCTGCTGCTGTCGGTGCCGTAGGCACCCCAGTCAATGCAGCATTGTCTAGCGGCGCCTTCTTATCCAGCTCGACCTTCAGACCAGCAGGATGCACCGCACGAGTCGAATCCGTGCCGGTCGTAGTCTCGGCTGCCGTGGCTAGCTCGACGATGCCCTTGACGGTTTCGGTTGCGTCAGGTTGAGTGCCGATCTTGCGGACAACATCTGCGCTGTCCTTGACATACAGCGCAGGATCAGTCGCTTCGTAGTTAACGGCAATCTCGCCGTATTCCAAGTCAGCAGGTTGTGGCTGCTTGCCTGCAACGGCTGAACGCTTGTGCTGAATCTTTGGGGCCATACCTATCCAGGCGAAAACACCCTATACAGGGCTCCACCTAGATTCCCTTTAAGTAAAAACTCCGCCGTTAGCTGTCGTTGCATACGTGTTTAACGTGCTGCCATCAAAGAAATTACCGCTGTCAAGCACTGCTGCCACTCGTGCTGTGCCAATGCCAGAGCGAAAATCGCCGCCATCAACATCACGCAATGCCAAGGGCAAATCAAGCGGCTCCTGAATAGTCAGCTGGATTTGCCGCTTTGGTCCCCAGCTTTCAGGCAGCGTGATGACTTGCGCTGTCGTTCCTGGATACGTGGCAACAACTTGAGCAGCGGCTTCTGTAATCTGCGCGTTGTCGCTCCAAGCCAATAGCCAGACATCCCAAGACTGGGCGCACTGTTCTTGCAGATATTGACGAACAGGATCAAGGCTTGGATGCCGGTTAATGACCAGCTCTAACCCTTGAACCGAAGTGCCTGCCGCCAGCCCCTCGCTATCTGCGCGGACCGCTACTGCAGGCGTCTGAGTGCCGTTGCCAAGGGTATAAGTCCCCAACCGGCTTACAAGCAAGACCTCTAGGTCGTTGCGCAGCTCGCGTACTTGAATGCCCATGGCCTAGCTTCCCGCTAAAACCAGCTCCCCAGCTGAGACATAGGCAAAATGCGACTTCGGTGGTAGCTGCACCTTGTAGGTCAACAAAGGCCGGTCACGATCGCGCAAAATTACTTCGCCACAAACGCCACCAGAGACCACCAACGTGCCGCGAATATTCTTGCCTTCCCACACGGGGGCAAGAATTGCTGCCGCGCGGTCATCAGACCACAAGACACGAACGCTAGGCACATGAGCGCTATGCGCCGCCGCGGCCAAGATCGCCGGCCAGCACCCGATCAGTGGTTCAGGGCACTCGCCCAAACGGCGAAGCTCCAGCGCAATGGCTGCTGCCTCTGGTGGAAACTCTTCGTTCTTACTCTTTAGATCTCCGAATAGGCAGAAATCTGAGATAGCAAAAGGCTTTGGGGCCTTCTTGCTATCACGGTTAATGTTGGCCATCAATGCCGTGAGCTGAGCAATCGGTAGCTCAGCTAGGGCGATCTGTTCTTTCTTAATCCGCTGCAAGTGTCGCCAGGCGCCTATGACGCATTGGCGAAGCTCTCTTGCAAAGGTTCCTCGATTCCACTGCCCTGGGTATCCGTGGCAGAGATCCCAGAAGATCTGTTCCCAGTCGGTGCCCTCTTGCTTTTCCCCGCTTGCGGCTTTTTTAGGTCTTCCTCCGTGGGCGGTGCAGACTCATTGTTTTCGGCTGCTATTTCTTCCTGCGCCAGGTCCCATAAACCTTGGAACAAGGCCCGTGGCAACGCAGCGGTTTGATCCATTGACCAGCCAGGCTGAGACAGGCGGCAGCGGATCATGGCCGTTACCGTGGCTCGCATCGTGCGCTCACCGGCCATTGCGTAAACCCTGGCCACTTCCTCGATTAATGCCGAATGCTTAACCCGCAGCTCTTCTGCACGGGGTTCTAAGGCATTGCCCACCACCACGTCCTGAATTAACTGAAACGCTTCTACCAGCGTGATGTTTTCAGCTTTGGCAATGGCGTCTGCCATCTGAGCGCCTTTGGTGAAACTGCTGTCCTCAGTGGCTTGCAGGACGCTAATTTCAGCAGCTTCCCCAACCGTTAATCCACCGCGTACTTCGATTTCCAGGATGCCAGTGCTGGGTGTTCCTACCCTGCGCGTTGAAACAGCAATGGGCGGGACGACAAAAGGAAGACTCATCGAACAACCGTTGATTGCTTCAATATTCTGGCATTAGCAGCCTTTTGAAGTAACGCAAATCGGCCAGCCTGCGTTTGTAATTTTAGCTGTGCCAACAGTTGCTGAGGAGTCATGGCACCAAGTCTGACGAGGAAAAGCCTAAGGCAAGCAACGACGCCCTGCAACTAGCCTTGTCGCCCCAGTCCCAAGCGTAGAACACGTCACCTGGCGATGATTCGCCATTCTTGACCAAGTAAGCCTTGTCTTTCTTAAACGCTGAATTGGGCACCATGGACGTAGTGGTTGCCGGTTGCGTCTGTGTTACATAAAACTGTGTATCGCTTGTCAGACAGAATTCAACGCAAGGCGCCAGGAACTTGCGTGGCGCCCTTGGGTAATAGGCGGCACGCATGGCAGCGTAATCTCTAGACGCTGCCCCGGAAAGGCTTAGGTTTCCTCCTAGGTATTGAAAAACGGCAGGCGTAAAGAAGTTTCCCTTGTGATCGACTTCATTTAGGTAACCCATGCCAAACTGCTTGGCAAGCACTTCGTTGGCTGCAGGCGCTGCACCATATGCAGCCGTCCCTTCCCATACTGCATTGCTAAAGCCGTCTACTTGTTGCGTTGTAGTAGGCAACGCATAAAAATAACTTGGGTCATATGGCGGCCCTGCCGTGATATACTGCCCGCCCCCACTAGAATATGTCGTAGTCGTTTTGCTGTTTGAAGTAACTGGCGGCGAAATCCGCCGCAATAATGCCATTAAACCTGCTGGGGCGGGAATCTCCCTGACGCCATTGCTAGAAACGATGACGCAATGTGCGCTGTATTCCGCAAATTGCTCGACGTGATCAAACTCGTAAATTGTGGAGTCTTCTTGCCTTGCGTCGTACCACGTCATCCCTGTAATTGTGGCAACCGTGCTGACTTGACTACGCGGATTCACGGAGCTTTGCGACCGCCTACGGATTTTGCGAAATACGTTAAATAGCTTGAACTTGTTTTGGTGATAAACAAAAACGCAAGAACCTGGCCCTGCAGGCAAAACGTACACTTGACTTTTGTCTCCTAATATTTGCGTATAGTGCGGCACCCATGTATCTTTCTGCACAGACATCGGCGGCGCCGATGGTCCCGAGTAGAGCATGGGCGGACTGCCTGCCCCAGAAATGCTTAAGCCTGACCAGACCTGATACGAATTAACAAAAAACGAATCAGTGTAATGCAGGCCCGGAAAACCCCCAACGTCCGTGCCACTTGTTCCGCTAGCAGGCAGCGTGATGTCATTGACAACTCTTTGCCCAGGGTCGTTGATTCCTGAAATGATGACGCTTTTCTCAAATCCAGGAGTTCCAACTTCAAGCGTAATCGTTCGGTCAGCTGAATTAGCACTTGTTCTGTAAGCTACGCCAGCAACGCCGCCAGATAGATACCTGGTCGCCGTCAGGTCGCGTTGATAAAGCAACGGTTGCAATGAACGGCTAACGTTTTCCTCGTTCTTTTCTTTTGCTGTTTTATCGGCTACCTCTTTTTCTAATACCTTACGTCGCTGCTGCTCTTGATTTGCAAGACGCCCAGCCATCTGCCGATCCTTGACGCGATTTAGTAGATCATCGCCACCCGTCGTGACATTGATGAATGTTGCCATCAGTCATCTTGAATCAAAGTCAACGTATAGCTTTTGCTTTGACCAGCTGCCAACGTAATCAAGGGGCTTTCGGTTAAAGCGCTATGGAGGAACGCGCTGCCGCCAATTGCAAGGCATACGGTGTCGTAGGTAAACCCACCGCCAGTAGCTGTAAAAGTGCCACTAATGGACGGCATTTCATAGCGCCCATTACCAGTGCTGTAACTACCAGCCGGCACTGTGCCAGTGGCTGCCGCGTAACCACTGCCAGACACTTCAACAGCTTCCCATGCGGCGCGAGTTGAATCAATGGTCAACGCGCCCTTGGTGGCCAAGAACAGCTTGTAAGTCTGCCCTTCAAATACCAGCTTGGCCTGTCGCTCTAATTCCTTGGTGCTGATTGCAATGGATATTGCCATAATTATTGGATCGTGAGGACGCCGGCAGCAGGGTCAAAATCCACGGCAAAGCTTTCGCCAGCCGCCAATGTTACAGGGCTACCGTAGTCCCACCAGCCAATGAGGTCCTTGCTGGCAGCAGTGTCGTTATAGAGCACGGCATAACGGAACGGGCCAATGCTCCCTCCTGCTGCGGTCCAGGCAGGAGGATCAGACAGGACTAGGCGGTAAAGTCCGCCAGTCTGTGCGCTGCTAGTGACTGCAGCGACGGCTCCACCGGCGGCATAACCGTTGCCAGCGCCAAGCTCTGTGAGGTCAGCTTTTACCGCATTAGCTGCGATGGGAGCAGTGTTGGCAAGCATGACCTTAAGGACATCAGCGCCGAGGTCATGCTTTTTTTCTGCCAACGCTTCGACGAAACTGTTGACCTTGTTAAAAGTGGCCATGAATCAGGGTCTGTGTTCCTAGGTTCCCGCTTAGCCAATTTGTCGCACTGCCTTGCGCCACTTAGGCTCGATGGGGAAATCAGGTGAACTGCCAGCGCCTCCACAAAGCTATTGAACTTGCTAAACGCAGCCATGGGTACTGGGCTTTGGGGCTAGGTTGCCGTCGTTAGGGGTTGGGGAACGCTGCGGTAGGTGGTGTGAAGTTTGCTGTGTACCGCGCCACACCCTTGGTGACCCTTAAATCGTCTAAATAGCCGTTGATGCTTTGAGCCCCGTTAGCTGCTGCCCCAACAGTGATGGCGGCGGTACTGTTAAAGAAGGTTGGATTGGTTGCGGGAGTTGATGTTGTTACCACGGTGCCATTAACAAACAACCTAAATGTGCCGGAACTGCGCGTAATGGCAAAGTGATGCCAAACGCTATTTGTGATAGTGAAATTGTTATCGGCTCCTACCGTGCCCGTAGCACCATTTCCTGAAGTGGAGTAGCGGAAAGCAATGGTATTATCTTGCGGTCTGATGTAAAAGCTAAATGCGTAGTTGCTGGAGTCTTGATTGCGCTGAGTCAAAATATCTTGGAAATTGACGAAAGTGTTGGAAGGTCTGTAGAACCAACACTCAATGGTAAAGTCGCCACTTCCAAAATCAAAATCATTGCTGTCGGCTATGGACAGATAATCTCCGCTGCCGTCGAACAGACCACTAGCGCCGCCGAACTTGCTTTGTGCAGTGCTGATCTTTGCATTGCCTTGTGCCGTCAGGGTTCTAGCGCTAAGGCTGTAATCAGTGAATGTTGTGCTGTTGTTGGTACCATCCATGTGCAGCAGCAGCACAACGCTGGAGGCGTAGGGATCAGTCGGCGGTGGCAACGTCAGCGTTGCAGCTTGACCAATCAGCGTAAAGGTGCCCGCTTCCGCGGTTAGCACTTTCATCAGCTTGGACCCAGCATCTGCGCCAGTGACCAAGAATGTGGTCCCGTCCGCCTGCATTGCTGTGCCTTTGAACTTGCCAGCAACTTGGCCGTCAAGCACAAAGGAACCTCCCTCAGCTGTCAACGCCGCATATGTGCGACGCTTTGTCGCGTCTTGCCCAACAACGTTGAAGGCCGTTCCTTCAATTCGCCAGACACGGTTGCCAATCGATCCAGCAGGCAACCCATCAAGAACAAAAGCGCCAACGCCAGCGCGTAGCTTGATCGGCTGCGCAGCCCCTGTCAGCACAAAGCTGCCAGCATCAGCCGCCAAGCGGTAACCAACCGC